TCTCCGGCGTATCCTTCGTGTGCAACAGTGAAATATTCGTTAACAATCGGGTTTGATAAGTCTCCGTAATACCTAACCATAAGCATTTCTTTTCCGCTGCTGGCGCTTATGTGCTTGTGCCAACGCCATGCGCTGACGTTCATTTCAATGCCTTCCAGACCCATGATGTCTACGTCAGCCAGCTTCCATTTCTTAGGCTCCGGCGCCGGAAATGGATGCTTGCAATGAGGACACTCCTTGACGGTCGGATGGCAAAGCTCGCCGCAGTTCTCGCAGACTTTCACGGGCGCCTCGCCGGTTCCATCGCCCTTCTTCTTAGGCGGGCGAACGGCGGTGATCGGGCCATGCGTCTCCACCACGCCAGCGAAGTCTAGAACAAGGCAATGGTCGGTGTGCGACTTCGGGCGCATCCCCCGCCCCGCCATCTGGACGTAAAGGCTAGGGCTCATGGTAGGGCGCACCATGGCGATTAGATCGATGTCGGGGTAGTCAAAGCCGGTCGTCAGGACGTTGGCGTTAGTCAGCGCCGTAAGCTCGCCAGCTTTGAAGGCGGCCAAAATATCTTCGCGCTGGCGCTTTGGCGTCGCCCCGGTCACGCAATCGGCGGCGATTCCGCAAGAGCGCAGCATCTCGGCCATGTTCTGCGCATGGTCTACGCCGGTACAGAAGAACAGCCATGCCTTGCGGTCGCCAGCGCGTTCTATAACCTCGCGAACCACAGCCTCGTTGGTGAGCTTGTTATCGACCGCCGCTTGCAGTTCGCTTTCGATAAACTCGCCGCCGCGCTTGTGAACGCTTGAAACATCAAGCCTGCTCTTGGTCGTCTTGCTTCGCAGCGTAGAAAGATACCCTCTGAAGACAAGCTCTTCAATGCTGACTGAATCAAGCAATGCGTCGAACATTGCAGGCTCGTCAGTGATAAGCCCGTGGCCGAGGCGGTACGGCGTGGCGGTAAGGCCAATGATACGCAAGCGCGGGTTGATGTCTACCAACTCGCGAATGAGCTTGCGGTAGCCGCCTTCGTCCTTGTGCGACACGAGGTGGCATTCGTCTATGATTACCAAGTCGATGTGGCCGATTTCCTGCGCCCGGTTGCGAATGGATTGAATGCCGGCAAAGGTTATAGGTTCTTCTAAATCCTTGCGCCGCAGGCTGGCGGAGAACACGCCTAGCGGCGCGTTAGGCCAATGCTGAAGCATCTTCTCGGCGTTCTGCTCAATCAGTTCCTTGACGTGCGTCAGCATCAGGATGCGCGTTTCGGGATATGCCTGAAGCGCGCCCTTGCAGAGCGCGGCGATGATGTGGCTCTTACCGGCGCCGGTTGGAAGCACAAGACAAGGATTGCCTTTGTGGCCAGCCTCAAACCAAGCGTATAGCTCATCTATGGCGCGCTGCTGATAGTAGCGGAGTTTCATATGACAGCCTCGAAATAGTCCATCGGGATTAAGTAACATTGCTCAATATCTGCTGGATCGTTTCTGTCTCGCCTGCCTGCGCGAACCACTTCAAAATAAGGCCACTCCTTCGCGCTCATGGCGTAGATTCCATCAGGGAGGCTGATGGCCAACGTGAACCACAGATCCTCCCGTGCGCAAACCTTCATTATTCGGTCGATTTTTTTCATACTAATGAACAGGCCGCCTAGCTTTTGAAGCTGATCGAATGAATACTTGCGGCACTTAATCTCCAAAAGCCCGACTACAAATCCATTTTTCTCGACCGCGTAATCTGCGTTGTTGGTTTGATCCAGCTTTCTTACATTGCACCCCCAAATCTTGCTTATTTCGCCCGCCACTTTGGCTTCATTGCTGCGATCTTGTTCGGTCTCATAAAGCGGCCTCATCTCACCACCTCCGCGCCCGGCCACGTTTTCTTGATCTCGCGAACGGTTCCATTCGTGCATCCGCTGGCGTTGGCGACGATCTCGCGCGAGCTAAAGATGGTTGCATCCGGTTCGCCATTGGACACGTCCACGCCGTCGATCTCGTAAACCAGCGTCCATTCTGTCGGGCCGTCTTTAACTTTCCACGGAACCATATCGGGATGCAAGACGTGCGCTTCACAGCCTTTCAATTGATGCTCGAACGGAATGCCGTCGGCGTCGTATCTCTCGCAACGCCATGTTGAATCTTCCTTCGCGGTCGAATGCGCGCAGGTTCGGCAATTGACGTGCTGCGTCGGCTGATCCTCGTGGCACATCGCGTGCGCCGGACAAAAGCGGCATTGATACCATGTCGGATCAACCGAGATTGGCGGCGGCGCCTCGTCTGACAAGGCAATCCGCTTGCCGCGTGCGATCAGCTTCTCGGCGGCCTGCTTATCGAAATTGATGCGCTCGATGTGATAGCGGTCGTCGTCCTTGCAGACGGCTACATACAGAGCGTTATCTATGTGCGTTCCGGCCATGTAGATTTGCATCTGCGCCCAGTGTTCGGGCTTGGCTTTTAAGACGCCATCTTTCTCAAGCGCGTCGAAGGATTTCTTGTTGTGCGTTTTGAACTCCGCGATATGTCGGGTTTGCGGCGCCTCTGGCACGCCGCCTTCAATGATAGCATCGGCGCTGCCGGAAACGTGCGATCCGAAATTGACGTGCGCCTGTCGCTTAGAGAAGTCGATGCCAGCCATCTCGAGATCATTCACGATCTTCGCCTCCTCGTCATAGCCTCGCCGGAATAGGCGCAACATACGGCCAGAGAACTTCTCGCGCGCTGCCCAGCGGAATGACAGCCATATCCAACGGTCGCACGCATGCCCGAGTATAGATGCACCAAGATGCGGGCGCGGCTTGTCTTCTTTGGCCTCATGCGCCTTGTCGATCAGTAGCACCAGATCATTTTTAGACGGTGGGATGGGCGCCATCACTTCTTTTCCTCCCCAAGAGCGGTACGGGCTTTTAAGCCGCAGGAGGGGCTGTCTTTTGGATACCAGCACGGCCCGCTGCACTTACAGGAGTATTGATTCAGCGCCTCTCCCAACCTCCCCACCTCTTGCCCTAGCGTCACGATGTCCAGTTGCTGCAACGCAACGTGCTTGCGCAGGCGCTCCGTCTCGAGATCAGCCGCAACAAGATCGTCCTCAAGACGGCAGGCGTAGTAGTGCATGGCAAGCCTATTCTTTTCTGAGTTCTCCAGCGCATCCCCAGCACGATGAGCCGCCGTGTAGTGCTCGGGATACGAGCGCAGTTCTTTTATAAGTTCGTCGATCATGTTTTGCTCCTTTATGATTGCCGGGGCCGAAGCCCCGGCGTTGTTCTTTTACCGAGCCCACGGGGGCGCGGAGGAAGACTTTGCAGCCGGGGCCGGAGCCGAGGCCGCAGGCTTCAAGGGGGCGGCGCCGCTAATCGATGCAAAGCCGTTCACCTGATTGCGGTCGCCATACTGCGGATCGTTCTCGACCTTCAATTTGATTTTGACGTTGCCGCCGATCAACTGGTCGGTGTCCGTGAGCTTGGCGAGCCCGATGGACTCCATGAGCGATCTAAGCTGCTGGCGCCCGATTTCTTCCGCCTTCGGGTTGGCGTTGTCGATGTTGATATTTCCGTAAACAACGCGGTTCTGATGCGTCGGGCCGGTCACGTCGTAGCGCACCGCGATATAGCGGCCAGTTCCGCTCTTGGTGGCTTTGATCTCCGCGCTGTTGATGATGGCAGTGTACCAGCCAGCCGGGAGGCACTCGTAGTTGCCGCCAGAGGGCATTTCGTCGGTGATGAAAGCGGTTCCGAGGTTTGCCATGCGTATTACTCCTTTGCGATAGTGAAAGATGGGCGACCGGGGGTCGTTGTGATTGCGCCCAGAAGCGGATTTGTTATCGCCGGATCGGCTGATCCCCAAGCCTTCGCGTTTATCTCAGGCTTCCAGCGAAACAAGTTCGAGAGATGTTCATACACTCCAGCCTCGACGGCTAGTTCCTGCAACTTGTCGGGATCAATCTTTTTGTTGAGGCGACCAACAACCTTGATCTTGTAACCTTCGGCGTTCCAGTTTTCGGTTCCGTCGAGGGTTTCGGGAACGCGAAGCGCCGCAAGCATCTGGTCCTCTAGAGAGCGGCGAAGCTCAATGGCCTCGCGCTCGGCGTCCTTGGCAGCGATCCACTGAGCGGAAAGTTCGGCAATCATCACCGCCCCCCGATCTTTTCGATGATCGCGCCAAGGTCAGGCGCCTCCCATGGCGCCAGCTTGCCGGATCGATCCTTGGCCGCCCAGAGCCCGTCTGTGTCGCACATGAGTGCGCGCTGGGTGTTTCCCTCGGCGTCCCGCTCAACGCGGAGCGCCAGTACCTCGTCAAAGAAGTAGGGAAGGCTCTGGCCTACCTTGTTGCCGGGCATCGAGGGCGCGTAGAGCATACGGCCCATTTCGTCCTGCGACTTCTCCAGCTTCGCGCTCATGTAGACGTGCTTATTAGGTAGATCGCGAAAGGCGCGGATCAGGTCGGAAACCTGCTCCTGCATAGCGCCGTATGCTTGGCGCGGGTCTTTGGCGATCTTCTTTTCTGCGTTCAGCACCACCTCGGCAATCTCGGAGATGCTATCAAGCGCCACGCTTTCATATTCAGAACCGCCTTCCGAGGTGATGTAGACGTAAGCCTGCCGCAGATCGTCGATGGTGTTGATCTCGATGAAGGGCAGGTCGGCGTCTTGGATCGAAAGCAGGCCAGCTTCAGCCGACATCACGATTGGCTTGGGCAGCGTGGTTATGAGCGATGTTTTGCCAGCGCCTGCCGCTCCGTACACGAGCAGCTTAACGCCGCTCTTGGTCAGGTCGCGGGTGCGTTTGATGGAGATGGCCATTTCAGCGGCCTCCCTTGATGCGAACGATTTCAAAGGCCGCAGCCATCGCAATCGCAAAGGCGCACACAGGTCCGAAGACCACAAATAGGTCAAAGGTTGTCATCGTCTTAGCTCCTACCCCGCTTCGGATCATCCGGGCCGGGGATGCTTTCTGTTTACATCAATTCCGGTATGATGTAAACCTCTTTCGGAACGGAAATAACAAAAAGGCGGCCAAAATGGAAATTGAACAGCTTAGGTCAATCTTGAACCTTTTGAATCTCAAGGAGGTTTCGCG